ACTATTACCTGATTAACTTCTCGGCAACGGTTAGTAACCAGTCACCGACTTCCACATCAGCTCAGGCCATTTTGAGTGCAAATGGTTCCACTCTTCTTTCCACGGGTGGTTTCTCAGGTGCGGCAAGTCTCATCTCATTCACCTACATGTACCAACCAGGGGTCACAAGCGCGATAACTATCACCATTACCGCTGACGAGTTCTTCGGTACTTCTGCTCTCATGGCTAATGCCTCACTATCAATCCTAGGAATTAACTAATGTCTATCCAGAACTTTATTAACAACGCCAATTGGTTCGCTCAGAATAAGGCTACGCACCCATTCAATTACACAGAAGGCCCAGAGCGTATGAGCGCCATTGGTGAGTGGCCGGTTAAGTACCCAGTCAACTGCGACTGCTCAGCCTTTGTTACTTTCTGCGCATGGCTCGCTGGCCTGGGCGACCCCAACGGTCAGAAGTACGACCACGAGGGCTACACCGGCACACTCCTTAGCCACAACACCCACATCCCAGTAGACCAGGTTCAGGCTGGTGACATTGTGGTATACGGCCCAGGAACCGGCTGGCACACTGCCATCGTTGTCGACGTTGAACACGGTGACATCCTCACGGTAAGCATGGGCGAACAGGGCGACCCTTCCTACGTATGGGTCAACCCACCCAAGGTCTTGCCATCACAGGGCCACCCAGTCGATGGACGTGAGCCACAGACATTCCTTCGTCTCAACCCTGCCGTAGTCGGCACAGTTCACACGCTCCCATAATGCTGAACACCATCGCCAACGTCGCACAAGTGTTGTCAGTATTTGTTATCCCAGTTGCTGTCTACGGCTGGAAGAAGCTGAACAAAGAGATGCACAACAACGGCGGTAGCACCATCAGAGATGCCATTGACCGCATTGAAAAAGACGTGAAGGCTAACCGTAAGGACACCAAGCGTCTACGCAAAGATCTGGAAGAACACTTAGCTCAGTTTGAGGATTAAATGTACAAGCACAGGCACCCCGTCAGTGGGGAGCCAATCAGTTTAGGGGAGCACGTTTCCTGGAAGATTCAGTTCGGCATTAGGCGCTGGGCTTTTATCGGGGCGATAACCCTCATAACACTTGGTTGCGCTATCTGGGGAACCTTCGACATTACGGTTATTGGCTGGTGGAACGTCTGGGCTTCCTACATGGCTCTGTTCATCGAATCGGTGGTCGGCATGAGCATGTTCTCTATGGCCCAGAACGATGGCCGCATCATCCGTGAAACCCACGCCCTGCTTGACCGAGTTGAGGACTTGATTCGTGACATCAAGGAAATGGCGACCAGAGACGCTAAGCACTCCGAGATGGACTACGAAGTAGACATTGACTCAAACCAGAAGCTCAGTGAAATCATTGAACGCCTAGACGAAATCGAACCGTTCTATGGCGAATGGAACGGAGAAGTATGAAGATTGCCCTACTTGCGGCGCTCTCCCTCGCTGTCGCCAACGTATTCTCAGTCCTCATGGTGCAGGCTGAAGCCCGTGGCCGGAGCCACATTGCTGGCCTGACCGAAGTGGGCTTCTGGATTGCCAACATCTTTGCTGTTAAGTGCGCCGTTACTCACTTTACTTGGCAGTTGATTGTCTGCTGTCTTATCTCCGCCTACGTAAGTACCTACTTCGCCACCCATCACGGCCACCAGAACATTGAGGACCCTGTGGACGAACGCCAGGACAGCGAACTAGCAGAACTCGAATCTCGTATTGAAGTATTGGAAGGTGAAGATGGAAGCCGGTGACATCATTCTGTGCCACTCTAAGGGCATTATTGGGGCCTCAATCAGGTTTGCCCAGCGTAGGGTCAGGTCGGAGAGCAAGAACGCCAAATGGAACCACGTAGCGGTTCTGAAGGAAAAGCAGGGCGACGACTGGGTTATTATCCAGGCCGAGGCCGCAGGTGTCACGGACAATAAGATGCTTTCTAGCGTCGCACCAGGGGGAATGTACCAGGTCGTACCACTTCCACCCCAGGTAAACCGAGCTGATTTCCTGGCCTTTCTCCACACGCAGATTAGCAAAAAGTATGGCTGGCTCACCATCGTCAGTTGTGCGCTCGACATGTTCCTGCCGGACAGCATCTGTCTGCGCCGTAACGGTACGTGGATTTGCTCTGGCCTCGTAGCCGGTGCTCTGTGGTTCTGTGGGTACGCTAAGGCGTGCGACTGGCAGGACTTATACACGGTCACACCTGCCGAGATTGCCAACGTAATCTAAGGTATCCACAACCTTATCAACAAGTTACGCTAAACTCCTACTGGGCGACCAAAGGAGCGTTATGCGTACACAGACTGTACACCTCGTTATTCCGGACACTCAAGCAAAGGATGGAGTTCCGGTTGACCACCTTCGTTGGATTGGCAACTACATCGTAGACGAGTTCCGCGATAAGAATGTCAAGATTATTCATCTAGGCGACCATGCCGACATGCCTTCATTGTCCAGTTACGACAAGGGCAAGAAGTCTATGGAGGGACGCCGTTACACCATAGACATCGAGGCTGCTAATGAAGCGTGGCTGGTCCTTAACGAAGCACTCACCAGGTTCAACGCCAACAGGAAAAGGTCGAAGCACGCGCCGTGGCTCCCTGAGCGACACATTCTTCTTGGTAACCATGAAGATCGCATTAACCGTGCGGTTGAATCGGACGCGCAACTTGAAGGGGTCATTGGCACGGACGACCTCATCTACGCCGAAACAGGATGGCAAGTCCACCCGTTCCTAAAGCCCGTTGAACTAGACGGAGTTTTCTACGCCCACTTCTGGGCCAACACCATGACCGGCAAGCCCCTCGGTGGCTCGGCTTCAGCACGTCTCAACAAGCTGGGGCACTCGTTCACTATGGGTCACCAGCAGGTACTCGACTACGGTATCCGCTTCGTCAAGGGCCAGTCTCAGCACGGACTCGTGGCCGGAGCCTGCTACCTACACGACGAGGACTACAAGGGATACCAGGGCAACGCTCACTGGCGTGGCATCATTGTCTGCCATGAGGTACGTGACGGTAGTTACGACCCGATGTTCATCTCGCTGGACTACTTGTGCCGCCGTTACGAAGGTGCTACTCTCATTGAATTCATGAAGAAGAAGTACAAGGTGGAATGGAAATCATGATAGTAAAGACAACTTTACAAAAGGGGAGTTTACAATGACTGTACGTTGCCGACACTGCGGTAAGAAAATCCGACTGACCCCATCATGGCGCATTTGGTATCACAAGAGAAGCAAGTCCATATTCTGCAAGGCCCCGACCAAGGCAGAGCCAGCATGACCCCCAACTGCACTCATATTTATTCGTGGCATGTGTACGTCATCATCCAAAAGGATGATGGGGAATTTCTTAATTTCGAGATTCCAAACAAGGAAAAACACCGTTGCAATTACTGCCCCAAGTGTGGAGTAAAACTATGACGCCCGAAGAACGCCAAGCCCTACGAGAGAAGCACTATTCATCAGAATCTTTTGAGTGTTGCACCCCTGAATGTATGGCAGATGATTGTTTGTCAAACTACCCCTGCGACGTAATCAAGGTACTGGACGAGCTAGAGATGTGGATTAAAGAATGATTAGCGTATTCACCCCCAGCCACGATGCACGTTACCTGGACGACTGCTACAAGTCTCTCGTAGCCCAGACCTACACCGACTGGGAATGGGTTGTCGTTCTCAACAACGGGGCAACATGGGAGCGTCCTAAGGACGACCGAGTAAAGATTCGCTACACCCCTGCTGAACGTGGCGTAGGGTTCTACAAGGCGTTCGCCGCATACAGCACGAATGGCGACATCCTGGTGGAGCTGGACCACGACGACATGCTCATGCCCGAAGCCCTGGAGTCCATCAAGGAAGCGTTCGACATCAGCGAAGATATCGTCTTTGTCTACTCGGACTTCAACCAGATTAACGCAGACGGTTCACCCAACTTCGACGAGTTTGACCTTAACTATGGATGGTCCTACCGTGACGAGGACGGTAGCCACGTCTGCACATCGTTCCCGCCCTACCCTCACAACGTCGCTCACATCTGGTATGCGCCTAACCACGTCCGTGCGTTCCGCTTCAGTGACTACGAGCAGGTGGGTGGCTATGACCGTGACCTTGTAATCCTTGACGATCAAGACCTCATGGCTCGCCTATTCAAGGTGGGTGAGTTCTACCACATCAAGGACAACCTCTACTCTCAGCGAATCCACAAGGGCCAGACCCAGGCTCAGTCTCAGTTAAATGCTGACATCCAGCGTGGCACGTTGGAGATGTACGAGCGAGACATCCAAGACCTAGCGTTGGCGTGGGCCAAGCGACGTGGGCTGAAGTGCCTAGACCTAGGAGCCGCTCACCGCAAGCCAGAAGGCTACGAAGGCGTGGATATGTACGAAGGCCCAGGCGTGGACTACGTGGGCGATTTCCTCGACCTAGACCTGCCTGAAGGCTCTGTAGGCGTCATCCGTTCGGTGGACTTCCTGGAGCACGTGCCCGACAAGGTGGCCGTGATGAACAAAATATGGAAGTTGCTGGCCCACGGTGGCATGCTGCTCTCACTGACTCCCTCGACCGATGGCCGTGGTGCTTTCCAAGACCCTACGCACGTGGCCTACTGGAACGAGAACAGTTTTTGGTACTACTGCGAGGAGCGTTACCGTAAGTTCGTTCCCCAGATTGAGTGTGATTTCTTCCCCTCAACTGTGAAAACTATCTGGATGAGCGACTGGCATCGGGAGCACAATATCCCTTATGTTCAGGCGAATCTCGTAGCAAATAAGAAAAACCTCAGGGATTTTGGCGGATTGCCCTGGATTTGATACACCCCTGATGTACTGTTAGCATTAGTTGTTCCAACGAAAGGAAAGGTCGGATATGGAACCAGTAAAGAATCCCGTTGTGACGCACCTTCTTGCAAAGAAGATGTGGGAGAAGTCACAGACACCAAAGCCAACGGCGCTCAACACTCCGCTGCGGTACAGCTCATCCTTTGGGTGTGCTCGTCAGCAGGGTTACAATGCGTTCGACGCTAAGCCCACCGAGCCAATGGACGAGGCTGGAGCCTGGGTCACTGGACTCGGTACGATTGTGCACGAGGCACTTCAGGACGCAATCCTTGAGGTGTTCCCTGACGCTCAGTTTGAAGTAGCCAGTGGCACGG